CGGTGGTGTGGTGTCTGTCACTACGATGACGGGCACTAATGCTGTGCGGGCTCTTAGGAGAGTGGCGCCATCTTCGATTGTTAGCACAACTACAACTGCTGGATCGATTGTCGCACGACGCAGGATTCCGCCAACAACCATCGCTAGCGTTGGTACCGTAGCTGGTGCCGTTGTCGGTGGTTCCAATACTGCGTCTGCTCCGTGGATGGGTGCTGTCACTCCTAGTACCGGAGTCGGTATATTCGGCACTGTTCAGTCTACCACTGGTATGACTGGTAGAGTCAAGGCGCTGCACAGAGCAATCCCGGCGGGTATGGCAACTACCACGTCGATGAGTGCAAATATCGGTAGAGTCGGCCTCTCGACTCTAGCGGTATCTACATACTACGGTTCGGTTGCTCTAGTTACTGCGCCTACGCCATCTGCTATCGGTACTACGTCAACAGTAACAGCAGGTGGTAACTCGCCGCTTCTGATTGCTTCCACGACATCGATGGCTGGTACCATCAGACGTATTGCCACTAAGGTAATCGTACCTGGTGCAGTTGGCAGTACAACCTCGATGACTGTTACTAGTCTCAGAATGTATCGTGGTGTTCTACCTGCTGTCATAGCGAGTCCCACCAGCGTTACCACCACAATCAAGACTCTGCGTAGAGCCACGGCTGCACCGTTCGCTAGTATAACTAGCATGAGCGGCACAGTCACCAAGATTGGCTTCCAATTCAAGCCAATCACGCCTCAGCCTGTAGTCTCTCTGACTACGATGTCTGGCTCGATTAGAGTTGGTCGTGGTGCAGTACCGACATCATCGATTACGAGCCTTACAAGCATGACGGGCGTAACGCAGGCGCTTCGCATTGTAAAGCCCGCACAGGTAACAAGTATCACCACTATGAATGGCGTGACTCAGAGGCTCACGCGGATTGCGCCTACATCAACCATCGTCAGCATTACTTCGATGACTGGTAGTGTTACAACGCTGCCGGTCAAGTTTGCAGTACCGAGCCCGATCCATTCTGTGTCTGTTGTTACAGTCTTCGGTCTTACTCCGGTTATCCGCGCAATCAAGCCTTCGTCTATGGCTTCCATAACTGGAGCAAGCGGATCTATACGCAAACTCACGATGCTCACTCCAGGTTCTATTGTGAGCATCACGACGATGGTTTCTAATGCAACTGCTCGTACACGTCCGATTACTCCTGCCAGTATGGTCAGTGTAACACTCATGCTAGGCGATCTTGGAGCTATCGCTAGGAAGTATATCTTCCCAGCGACAATCCAGAGTAGTACGGTGATTATCAATACTCCTGTGCCGGTTTTTCGGAGGGTGTGGCCCGCTACAATGAGTTCCACTACTTCGATGATTGGCGTGACAATCGCGTATAGGGCAGTTTCCGGTAATATTCATTCCTACACGGTAATCTCCAGTGGTTTCGTAAATCTCCGTCCTATCTATCCAGGATCGATTAGTTCATTCTCGAGCCTAGATCCGCCAATCACACGAACCATTGTCATCAGGCAAATCGTGATGATCTACAGAACTGGCAAGACTGTCGGGCCTACAGCAGGTCGCATATTGTATCCTAATCTGAGGAGTTGAGATATGCTCGTATCATTCAAGGACTATGATCTGCCGCCACGCTTCGATGGTCAACAGTGGGTGCTACTGAGAATCGATGAATCTGGATCACCGGACGGCCCTTGGAATACCATCGAATCACAGGACATAGATCCTACGATTGATCCTGCGCATCCAGAGCCTATCTCATTCTCAACTGACGTAGCTACATACCCGCCCGGATTTGGTTGGTACAAAGTCTACTTCATCGATGTCGAGGGTAATGCTGCCGAGACTGAGCCTGTATTCAATGCTGGGCCGGTAGAGATTCTATGTACTCTCGATGATATCAATGCTCATCTTGATGGCGATGTTCTCGAGGCTGATGCGAACAACACACAGCTTGTCCAAATCAGTGTGAATCGAGTAGTCAAAGGTTATCTGGCGAGGATCGTAGATCCCGTGGTTATGGCTTCTTGGGCCTCTCCTGATACTACGCCAGATATCATCCGCGAGATTGCTTCGATGCTGTGCGCTAGTCAGGTGTATATCAACTACGCAGCACGCACGTCGCTGATTCTCGAGAATAACAATTTTGCGCAACGTCTCTACGACGAAGCGATGGCGATGTTGAATGGCATCATCGACGGGACTATCCCTATTGTCGGAATTCCGCCAACAACCGAGTCTATCAGCGAGATGGATACGAATGACTTCTTCCCCGTGGATGACACAAATAGAGCATTCACAATGGGCATGCAGCTGTAATGGTGAGTGATGGTGAGTGATGGTGAGTGATGGTTGAGTTCCTAGTCACAGATCACGGTACTGCCAAGATTGTCGCTGACAAGATGTACGCGAGCGCTGAGAAGGTGGAAACTACTAACATCGTGTTCGAGAAGATTCTGCTTGATATGTTGCGAATCACCAGAATCCAGATTGACTCAGAAGGTAGGCGTGGCGGAGGATCTTATGCTCAACTGAGAGAAGATACAAAGTTGAAGAAGGGTAGAACTGAGATTCTCAAGACTGAGGGAGCAAGAGAGAAGTACAGCGCGTTCAGCCAGATGGGCCGATTCGACACGTTGTTCAACAGCGTCACGCGCAAAGATGCTCAGTTTCAAATCATGAACGCGAACAAGAATAGTCTACGGTTTGGTACCAGGCGTCCCTATGCTGCCGTGCACCAACACGGTGGCGGGAAGGGCGGGAGAGTACCAGCTAGACCATTCTTGCGTGTTATACCAAGTGACCAAGAACGTTGGAATTACTGGCTTACCAGACATCTTGTGTCTCCGTTCATGACTAGTGAACTATGACTAGCACAATCTTCCAACGGATACTGGTAGCCTCACAGATTGAGGAGGCGTTCACTGAAACGCTACAAAAATGGTATCCGACGTATCTCGCAGAAATCGAGAGACAGCTCGGTGTCCGTACTCATACCTTGCCGCCGCCACAAAACTACACGAATCGAAACTCATTCGATGATGTTGTGGGTGAGAAGATTCCCAAGGTTGTTGTGCTGAGCGCAGGTATCGATTCTGCTCCACGAACCAACGGGTACCGTCAGTATCAAGCTACGTGGAGAATCGGAGTTGGTGTAGCAACTGGAGCGAAAGACGAAGAAACTGGCAACATGATGGTAAAGGCTTATGCAGCGGCTACTAGGGCTCTGTTGCTACAGAATCAGGCACTCAATGGATTGCCAGGAATCGTTGAAATCAGATGGGCAGCTGAGAGCTATGACGATCTACAAATCTCCGCACAGCATATGCTCTACAAAGCTGCGAGTCTGTATTTCCTAGTGGATGTCGAGAATGTCGTAACTGCTCGTGGTGGGCCTGATGAGCCTACTCTCACAGATCCTGGTGATTATCCTGAGGTTCTGGATGTTGAGGTTGAGGTTGAGCATATTCCAATCACAAGCAGTAGTGTCTAGGAGGTGAACTAGGAGAGAGATGGCTGCCAAGAGATATAGATGGATTGGTGACTATCCACAAGAATTTACGTTGGGCGAAGGCGATAAAGCAACTAGTCCCGTCGTCGGGCCTGGTGAATACATCGAATTGGATACTGCCTCAGGCGACGATATCGCTAAGGCACTCAATCAGGAGTTTGTAGATTCGGGCCTGCTTATTGAGGCTCCTGAGGAAACCGCGAAAGGAGGTAAGACCTAATGCCGGGTAGACCAGGGGTTGCAGTAAGCATTCTTGAGATTCCGACTCCTGCATCAGTACCGCTTGATACTGGTACGTGGTTTGCGTTGGGAACTACAGATCGCGGGCCTGCAAATAGTCCACAGCTAATCACAAGCCTCGATCAGTTCAACACCGCATTCGGAGCACGCCAGTCCTACAGCGTTCTATACGATGCGGTAGAGACTTTCTTTCGCGAGGGTGGTGCAAGAGTCTACATCAGTCGCGTAGTTGGGCCGAGTGCTACAACTGGCACAAGAAGCTTGCTCGATGCTAGCTCAGGTACTTCACTGATTGTCAATGCTATCGGGCCTGGTGCTTGGTCGTCAGGTTACAAGGTTGGTGTAGTTGCCGGTGTAGCGAGCGGTTCGTATCAGATCCAGATTACTGATGCAAGCAACAACGTACTTGAGCAGAGCGGTGATCTACTAGATCAAGGTTCCGCGTATGCTTGGTCGCAGTACAGTAACTACGTGAGGATCGCTCTCGGTGCATCTTCACTGAATCCGGCTGTTGTCGCTCCTGCCGCACTATCCGCAGGCGCTGACGACAGAGTCAACATCACCGATACTCAGTGGCAATCCGCACTTGATGCGTGTGCCTCGCAATTCGGGCCTGGTCAGGTTTCTGAGCCCGGACGCACTACCTCGGTTGCTTACGGTCAGTTGAAGACTCACTGTGAAGCTAACAACCGAGTGGCTATCATGGATCTGCCTAACAGCTCAACAGTGGCAACACTTCAAGCATCTGCCGCAAGTGTGAATACTCGCTTCGGTGCCGCATTTGCGCCGTGGGTAGTGATTCCCGGTCTTACCGCTGGTAGTGTGAGAACAGTTCCTCCCTGTGCTCTTGTCGCAGGTTTGCTTGGTCGCAACGATCCTACACTCGGAGCAAATGCTCCTGCTGCCGGTGTAAATGGTCAGGCATTGTACGTGACTGATCTGAGTCAACCTGACTGGACTGATGCTCAGCGTACTACACTGAACAGCTCTGCTTGCAATATCGTAAGGCGTATGTTTGGTGGAGTGAGAAACTACGGTTGGCGCGCACTTGTCAATGCTACCTCAGATCCCTCGTGGGTAGACTTTGGCAATGCTCGTCTGTTTGTAGCTCTAACTGCCGAACTCAATGGAGTTGGTGAAAACTACATCTTCCTCGAAATCGATGGACAAGATGGTGATACGATCACTAGCTTCCACGGAGCACTTGCAGGTGTCCTGCTAAATCACTTCTACGCTGGTGATCTGTTTGGTTCAACACCTGATTCAGCATTCGCCATCGATACAGGGCCTCAGGTGAATACTCTGCAAACGATTGCTAACAACGAGCTTCATGCGATCGTGCGTGTGAAGATGGCACCGTTTGCTGAGTACGTCGTTATTCAGATCGCCAAGCGTCAAGTCACGCAGACGCTGTAACTAACAGAGAAGGAGGTGAGATAATCAAATGGCAGTTCGTGATAACGGAGCTAGACAAGATACCTGGAATGTTATCCTAACCGTTGCAGGTCATAATTTCGGCGTTTGGGACAAGAAGACTGGTGGTGAGCTTGATTCTGATGAAGTGAAGTATTACCCCGGTGGGATGGCTCAAGCTCAGTCTCTAGGTGGACGTGTGACTCCTGGTAACATCACACTCCAACGGCTCTACGACAGAGACGATGATGACCAATACATCCAGGTTCTGTTCAATGTAGTTGGTAAGGGTAAGGCCGTAGTAACGCAACGAGCACTCAATATCGATGGAAAGGGATATGGTAAGCATATCGTGTGGACAGGTAAGCTCAAGCGTGTCCTTTTCCCGGACGTGGATTCAGAAGCTACATCTGCTGCCATGATCGAAGTGGAAATCACGACCGATGGTACACCGTCCGTGAGCTAACAAATAACCATACAGTCATGGAAAGGAGAGAGTCATGACTGATGTCGAGTCAGACAGTTGGGTAGATCAACCAACTGATGACGAGCATGAAACAGAAGTATTGCCCCCTGTGCCGGTTGCAGCGCCAGGGGCCGATTTTTCACTTCTGGATACTTTCAAGGCTGAACTGCAAGAGCTGGTTGAAGCTGAATCAGTGATGATCCCTGTCCAGGGATATGAGAAGACGGGGTTGCAGATCAAGTATCATATGCCCGCAAGCGGTAAAGAGTTAGATGCGATCGGTCGTAGGGTGCAGAAGCAGTATAAGGAGCGTTACGATCAAAACATCTACATCGCTCTAGACACTATGATCTATCTCTGCGATGGATTGTTTGTTCAGCCAGAAGGTGTAGAAGAGCCAGTAATGCTAGATCCCCAAGAAATTGGTGAGCCTGTGAAGTTCGATGAGAGACTCGCCGGGATCATGGGCATGAATGGTAATGAGCCTATCAGAGAAAGACGAGTCGTTAGGCGTCTGTTTGGCGGCAATGATCTAGCCGTTCTCACACATGCTGAACGATTGAATCGTTGGCTACAAAACACGAAAGCTGATCTCAACGCAGAAATTTGGCAGTTGGGGGAATAGATACCGAGGCACTCAATATGGCTGCTCAGTTGGGTGCTCTCGGTATCGATCCCATGAGATTTCTTGAGACGAGAGATCCATTTGAGAGAAATCTCTTAGTTGAGCTAGCTTCGAGAATCAGTGAATACAGGACGAAAATGGATCACAACCTTGCTGTGGATATCGCCAATTCTGTAGGTAAACTGTTCAAATCATAGACTAGGAAATAATGGCTTACGGCGATCTAACACGAGCGCAGAAAATCCTCATCGAAGTTTATATGATGGGTGGGCCTCAGTACAAGAAGGAAATGATAGAGGTTGGTGCTGCGACTGGCCTCCTTACTAAAGAACAACAAAAACTCGCCATAGCCCAAGCTAGAACCACGCAAAGAACGTGGCTACAAAATCAGGCGCTATTCACAGCAAGACGCTTCTTGTTTTACGGTACACTTGCTACTGTTGGTATAACAGCTGCAATTGTCAGAATGGGATTTGCGTATGACTCGGCTCTAAATCAAGCACAGGTAGCACTTCAACCAGTTATCACGAATACTGGTGTACTCAAGAAAGAACTGGGTGATCTGTATAGGATTGCAGCTCTCACCCCGTTCCAGTTCAAAGACGTGACTATCGCATTCCGCACAATGTATGCGGGATTCCGTCCTTTGAACATTTCCATGCAAACTACGAATCAAACGATTCAAGCAATCACAGATGCTTTGTCATATGCTGGTAAGGTTACTCCTGCTGCACTAAACCGAGTAAGTGTGGCTCTGCTGCATATGGCATATATGGGCAGACCTGCTGGACAAACCATCATTCAGCTAGCACGCGATGGTCTGCCTATTTACTCAGCGTTGCACAAGGAGCTTGGTCTTACCGAGGCTCAGATGAAAAGTATCGGATCTACGGGAATCACCGCAATCGATGTCATCAAGGCACTGAATAAATACGTTGAAACAACACCTGGATTCGCTGGTGCAGCACTTAGACAGTCTAACAAGACCTTGGTGGGCGCTTGGACTACGTTCAAGGATCTGTTGTCTCAGGCTTCTGGACAATCTCAGAGAGGCATTTTCGATAGTGTCCGACGCATGCTCTACGGTGTGAACAAACAACTGGCCGTGTACTACAACAAACAAAAGCCAATAACAATTACCAACATCGCAGAAGCATTTGACAAGCAATTGTCTCCAAAAACTCACACAGTAATTAGAATCTTTACACTCTTCGAATATATCCTAAAGGGCATAATTGGAACATTGATGTTCCTGGTCAAAGCGATCGCCACAGTCCTGGGATTCTTCGACTTGTTGGGAAGTCATGTTGGCGGACATAATATGTGGGCTGTTAGAACCTTCGGTAAAGCTCTCGGCATCCTACTCGGTACCTTCATCGGATTCAGGGTCGTCAAAGGCATACTTCTCGATGTGAAGAGCGCTCTGTGGTTGTTCATAAGACCGTTAGGGTGGTTGATAAAGAACTACAATCAGATCAAGAAGACTCTTATTCTGATAGTCTTCGAAATGCAACAGATGGCAATTTGGGCGTGGGCGAATCCATACGTGTTGCTTGCGGCAGCTTTTGTGGTTCTTATCGCCACTCTAATAATTTTGTACTACAGATGGAAATGGTTCCACAATCTGGTAAATAACACTTTCGACTGGATAATGAAACATTGGAAATTGGCAATAGTTCTATTGACTTTGTTTGGTGGGCCGATAGGACTCATAGTTGCGGGAATCCTTCTGATCTACAAGACTTGGAAACGTGTCTACGATCTCCTCAAGAAGATTTGGGATATAATGCAGAAGATTGCGCATCCGCTGAAAGCACTCGGCTTTGGTAGTAATCGAGTATCTTCTGTTAGCGAAGCTCCGTCATGGGCACAGAGTAGTCTCAGACGACAAATGGCAGCATCGGGTAATGCTAGAGCCATAACTCAATCAGCAGTAGCAGCAACTCCCAATATCTCTAACCAGCTTATTCCACAATCATCTGTCACTCAATCAGTAGCTAACTATATCAAGGGAGATACTACCAATCCAATCGTAGTGCAGCTCGTGGTTGATCGCAAGATTCTCGCAGAGCAAGTAGCTAGAGCCAATCAAGATAAGAGGGCGCTGAAATAATGCCACAGCAATTGGATGCTTCCAAGTATTACGCCATCAGATCCACGGCTGGTGCGAGAGTCGTAGTTAGACGTGGAGCCGATGCTCCCAACATAACAGGCGGTGGAGCACGATATACGATAGTCCAACGTCCTCGTAGAACGTCGATGATTCAGTGGGATGGTGATGATCCGTATACAATGGATCTACCTATTCTGTTTGATGGATGGGCTCTAGGTACATACGGGACAACCAGTGAAAGTGTAGAACAAGACATCGCTGCCGTAAATCAGATGATGCACTCGCAAGGAGAGCTAACTCCCCCTGTGCAGGTTTTTATAGAGGGGGCCGTTCCCGTGAAAGGCGCTAAATGGGTGATTCAGACTATTACGTGGGGATCGGTGACAATCTGGGATACCGATGTAAAGGGTAAGGGCTACAGATTGAGGCAAGATGCGGTAATCGGGTTATTGCAGTTTCTCCCGGAAACCGTGCTTCAATTCCAGCGTAAGCCTGGAACCACCACACCGTACACTGTCAAGACTCTCGACACATTGGCAGCAATTGCAGCCAAGTACGGAGTCCTGAAATCTGACATCATGAAGAAGAACAACATTCGTGATCCTAAGTCGATCAAAGTTGGTCAAGTGATATTGATTCCTCCTGCGGTATTTGGGCCTGCATTCGGTACTCTACCGATTACTGGTGGCTCAGCACATCAACAAACATGACAGCTCCGCAGAAGAAGACCACAACCGTTAGCGCGAGGCGTAAACTAGAGCTATCGCAGCTGACCCAGAAAGCTGTGCAACAGGAGCTTATGGGTACGGATGTGTCTCTCGATCAATTCGCACTGATGCTATCAGGTCAGATCAAGACTAATGTCGTCGATCGTATCCTAGATGGCACGATTACGAGAACAATTGATGGATCGTCCACGCTGAGTGTAACCGTCAACGATTATGACAGAGCGTTACTCAGTAGCGATCAGTTGCACAACAAGATGGACGTGCAAATCGATGGTTTGTGGTTCCGGCTGAAAGGTGTAGATAAAGCTGGTGATGAGCTTACTCTCACGTTCGAGGATAGAGAGATAGCTATTCTACGAACCTACAAGTCGTGGAAGATCGCTCGTCGCTCAAAAGTCACTAGAGCCGAGTTCATCATGAACCTGATTCGCGAGGTCAAGGAATTCAGGATTCCGACAGTAATCCCTGAACTACATCTGACTCAACCATTAGCGCGTTACGATGGTGACCCCGTTGGACAAGATGCTATCATCAACAAAGTCAAGGGATTACCTCAGAATCCTAAGGGAACCAAGAAATTCAATATCGGAGTCCCAAGTTTTAGTGGTAACGCGCCAGGAGTGACAGCCAAGTTCCCTACCGCACTCACAGATAAATACGGTAATCCCGCCACTGAACAACAGAAGATATATGGCAAGATTATCATGGCACAGGGCGAACTAATGGGAATGCCTCGCAAGTTGATTGTTTGTGCGATGATGACGACGCTGATGGAATGCAATATAGAAAATTTACCTACATCACACTCAGACAATGACTCGGCTGGGCTTTTTCAACAAATCGGGAAATATTACGGATCTGAGGCAGGACGACTAGATCCCGAGAACGCATCAAGAATGTTTTACAACGCGATTCTCAAGACCTACAATGCTCATCCTGATTACTCGATGAATGATCTCTGCGCATTTACTCAAAATCCTGTAGCGTCGTCTCTGAATCTGTATGGTCAATATCAGACTATAGCAGAACAATGGGTGAATGCTTACGGTATTTTAGGTAGCGATCAGGGAAATGGCACAGCAGCTGCTGCGAACGGATCAGATGCTAATATCCCAGGAGGCACAGACTACTTCTTTTGGCGCGGAAATGTTGAGAACAAGAGAGGTCAAAAGATCCGCAAGCCTGAGGATAGTTGGGCCTGTATTCAGCGTCTCGCTTCTGAGGTAAGCTGGAAGGCATTCTTCGTTAGTGGAGTATTCTATTACATCAGCGAAGATGATCTAATCAAGCAAATGCCGATGCTCACGCTCGATGAGTGGGAAGACGGTATAGTCGATGTCAGCGGTAGCTATCTCACTGGCAAGCGAGAAGCTAATATGACTATAACCGCTAGAGCTGGTAGATGGTCTGTCCCACCAGGTTCAGTCGTGGTAGTCGAAGAAATGGGGCCTTACAACGGGAGATGGCTCGTCGAGGAATACGCACGCAATTTGTTTGAATTGAATACCACGATTCAATTGACTAAGGCTATGCCTTCGCTTCCTGAGCCTACGCCTCCTAAGGGTAATAAGACGAATCTACTGCCTTCGTGGGTGCCTAAGTATATCAGTCCTGGTACCAATCCTGTCCAAGCTCCTCAGCCCGAGAATCCGATACCTGATAATGCTCCTCTTGCAGTGGCCGCGAATAGCCTACTGCAGTACTACAAAAATGGCTGGACTGATGATAATGGTAGAGGATACCAACAGATCCTGGACACGTCGCAAGGCAAGACAGTCCACAGTCCGTTGGGCAATAACGTGTATCTCGATATCCGCATAATCCAGGTGATTCTCTGGCTTATCCAGGACAAGGGACTGGAGATTGGTACATTCGCCTGGTGCTCAGATCACGCATCATACGATGGGCCGTCAGGACACCAAGGTGGTCATGCAGTAGACATCTCTAGCGTAAATGGTAGAGCCATAGGTGTTCCTGGTGTAGTCGATAATAGTCAGGCATTGTTTGATGTCACGTACAAGTGCGCAAAACTGCTTCATGATATTGACTTGACAAACACGCTTCATCCACGCCAGCTAATTACGGGTGGTTTCGGTAATCACCGTGATTTCAATTTGACATCACTAACACTTCCTGCAGGCTGGGCTGATAGAACTGACGGTAGTGGATATAGTCCGACGGTAATGGGAGAACACTGTAATCACATTCATGTGGGGTATTGATGGGATACATCGGTAGCGAGGCTGAACTAGATACAGAACTGAGACACGCTCCTGAACGTGTGTGGGCTGCTGTAATCGCTTCTGGCGCAGTTGACTTCTCAGATTGGGTTGACGTAGTTATACCTAATCTCGATGGAAACGGTGGGGATCTAAGATGGCAGGATGTGCGTTGGCAACCACGAGACGGTAATCTGCTGCCTAAGCGCGGTGACGAGTGTGTAGTCATTCTAGATGATAACAACGAACTTTGGGTACCAGTATGGTGGCCCGCAAATCCCGTTCTCAACTACGGTACTACTTTACCATCAAGTCCGTACAACGGACAGGAATACACACTCGTCGATTCAACCACCAACCCCTCATACCAGTGGCGATTCCGCTACAATGCTAACTCGACATCAACATATAAATGGGAGTTTGTCGGGGGTGTTCCATTTTCTACGACTGTTGCAACAAATCAATCAACATCCTCTACAAGTCCCGTTGATCTAGCTACGGTTGGCCCCTCATTTACTCTACCTCGCGCTGGTGATTATATCTTCACGTGGGGAGCAGAGTGTGGACACAGTGCCGCAGGAAATGCGATGTATGTATCCATGATGATTGCTGGTTCGGGGAATCCAACTACTAACGTCGTCTCGGTTCAATCGGGTGTTGCTTATTTACAGAGAGCAAGTCGAGTATTTAGGGGAAATGGAGTTGCTGCTGGATCTGTGAAACTTCAATACTCGATCTCCGGTACTGGTACCGGTGCTTTCCAAGCTCGTGATCTTCAAATTCTTCCAGTGAGAGTGTGATATAGGAGGAGTATGACGGGAGAGATAAGTCCGCACTTTGATCTACCATTCAGATTCCTAGTGAGTGGTGGCGTAGCGCAATCTGAGCAGGATTCGTTCGATGACGTCTGTAACTGTGTTGAGGCAATTTGCAGGACTCCACTAGGTTTCAGGGTTGACAACCTCGACTTTGGTTTCGCTAATCTCGAGATGCTAACACAACCCATTCTCAGCACAGATGTGATGGAAAACGTGGGTGCTCAAGAAACTAGAGCTGCGTTCGTCTTCACCGAACAGCCCGATCAACTCGATATTCTAATCGACAGAATCACGGTCGAGATAGGATCACAGTGACATGGGATATATCCGAATCCCGCTAGAAACCAATCCATCGACGCTTGCGCAGACTGTATTTGATTACATTACTACGCGGGCTCCGGGTTGGATTCCAGCAGAAGGGAACCTAGATGTATGGATCATTCGTGCGATAACTCAGCTGGCTGCTGAAAACCGCGATCTTGCGACAGATGTTCAAGACGACATATTCAGGTACTTTGGCGCAAGTCTGGTAGGTTTGGCCCCTGTCGATGCAACTGCCGCACAGGGGAATACCACATGGACATTGATGGATTCTGTGGGTCACACGATTAGCGCAGGTACTAACGTGGGTATCCCCGACTTGAATGGCAACATCATGCCGTTCTACGTGGTAAACGATGTTGTCGTGCCTAATGGTAGTACCGCGACTTCCTCAGGTGGTGTGCTGATTAGAGCACTACAGGCAGGTGCCGATAGTAATGCGCTTGGTAGCGCAGGCTCAACAGTCCAGCTAATCGACGTAATCGATTGGGTATCTGCGATCACACTGTCTGGAGCTACAGCCGGTGGTGCTGATGCTGAGGACGATCCCACGTATCTGAATAGACTAACTCAGCATATGCAGAGATTGTCAATGAGGCCGATTCTACCAGCAGACTTCGCTACTATGGCTCTCGATGCCGACCCGGCTGTACAACGAGCCGTAGCTATTGATGGCTATAACACAGCCGATTCGAGCTTTGGTAATCAGCGAATGGTTACGATTGCGGCTGTAGATGCCAATGGAGCTGGTGCTTCAACTGCCGTAAAGAACAACATCCAGTCATATCTGCAAGCTAACAGAGAAGTGAACTTCGTCGTGAATGTCATGAATCCGAACTTCACGACTATCAACGTAGTCACGACATTTCACACGTTGACTGGATATGATCCAACTGCAACAGCATCCTCAGTAGTTGCAGCTATCCAGGGTTATCTTAGTCCTGCTAGCTGGGGAGAAGATCCAACTGTGCGTGAATCGTCAGTCGCGAATACCTGGATAGATACGCCGAAAGTGTATTACAACGAGGTAATCGCTCTGATTGCAAATGTGGTTGGTGTTGATAGAGTGGTGACTCTCACTCTAAACGGCGGCACAGCAGATATCACACTGACTGGCCCAGCCTCACTGACTCAGCCCGGTACCGTTACTGCTACGGCTGTCTAATGTCTGTATCTCCACCTATACCTACTTTCTCACAAGCACTAATCAAACTGCTGCAACCCATGTTCTACGCGGATGCCGCGAATGGGAATGCTCTGTCTACTTACCTGAGTAGTATGGGTGATTCACTGTTCCAGATCCTACAGGACTGGTCGAGTGATACGACTGATGTCCCGCCCAAGCCAGGTTACTCGATATTGGTAGATAGCACTAGAGTACCTGACGTAGCAGTTCCTTGGCTGGCTCAGTTTGTTGGGTTGGTAATCTCAGACTCACTACCACCGAGTCAACAGCATTCTATGTTGAATGGACTAGGTGCCTGGAAACGCGGTACTGTGGCAGCACTACAAGCTGCGCCACTTCCGTGGCTTACTGGTTCTCAGACTGTGCTGGTAAAGGAGAGAGATACCAGCGCATACCATCTTCAAGTGACAACGTATGCTAGCGAGACTACCAACTCAACTGCAGTTGCGGCAGCATTGCAAGCTAACAAGCCTGCTGGTCTTGTACTAACGTACGTGCTTTACTCAGGCCAGAAAGCTTTTCAAGTACGTGGTGGTTCTGCGCTACGTGGCACGCCCCCCGATACACTGAGGTTTGCACTGTAATAATAGAGGAGAGAGATGCCATTCAATATTCCGAATGCGGCGGATGCCGAAGACCAAACACAAGCACAGCCTGACTCACGTGACTTTAGTGCGATGATCGCCGCCGCGTTCGCGGGTACTGGCGTAGTCAGTGGTTGTGCAGTAACAGCGCAAGGTACGCCTAATATGACAGTCGCTGTAGCTGCCGGTTCAGTGGCGGTAACAGGAACGACGGTAGCCGTGACTGGTGGTAACGTAACTATCACTACAGCCAATGCCACCAATCCACGGTTTGACCTGATTTGCGTGGATAACACAGGTACCAAGTCTGCCGTGGCTGGCACACCTGCCGCGTCTCCCGTGTTTCCCGATCCCGCAGGAAAGGTTGTCCTAGCCGCTGTACGAGTCCCTGCGGCTGCGTCAGCTATCAATGCAGCCAAGATAGTGGACAAACGACTAGCACCTGTCATACCGCCTCCTGCCGCTGATCCTACAGGGGCTTACAAGTTTACCGCAAGTTCAGCGCCTCCCACAGGCTATCTACTCTGTGATGGTAGCGCAGTATCACGTGCTACCTATGCTACACTATTCTCGGTAATCAGTACGCAATACGGTGCAGGCGATGGTTCTACGACCTTCAACCTACCTGACTTCCAAGGTAGATTCCCGGTAGGCGTAGGGACACATACAGATATCAATGCTGCGGGTAAGAATGAAGGTGTGGCTACAGTAGCAAACAGGCGTCCTAGACACAATCACACAAATGGATTGACTCTACCAGATCACGGTCACGGCGTGAGTGATCCTACTCACGGTCATCAAGTAAACTTTGATAACGGCGCAGGTGGCGGTTCTATTAGAACACCTACTTGGGGAGCAGGTTCAACTGGCGTTGTTACAAGTAATGGAGTGGGTACAACTTCGATCGTACCTGCTTCGACAGGAGTAACTGTTGGGAGTGTAACATCTACACCTGGAGTCAATGGTACAATAGGTCCCGGTGGTACTAACCCCGTAGACAGCTCAGGATACTTGGCTTGTTATATTCACATCAAGACGTGAGTTGATTGAACAAGGAGAAAGTCCAACTTATCGTTGTTCTTATCATAGTTGGACTATGGGTTGCGGCTCTGATAGTAGCGACGTTTGGTAGTGATATTGCGGCGAAACTTCTAAC